AGCAGCGTTAATTAAGCCTGTTTGCGTAGCTTGTGAGCGTAACTGATTTAGTTTATCTTCACCAAGCAATCCACCCAACAACTCAGCTTGAGAAGAACCACCGAATAATGTGTCTAGTATTGCCATGTTCTTATCCTCTGATTAAACCGCCTGTGTTAAAGGCGTATTGTTGTGGTGCTTGCCCTTGTCTTAATGCAGCAATAGGACTTGATTGCATAGGCGCTCTTGTATCAAAATTAGCTAAAAGATTTCCAACTCCAAGCAAATTGTTAGGAGTTAAGTTTTTAGACAATGTTTCAGGTATTGCATTTCCTGCCATATCAACAGCATTGGCAAATGTTCCTTGCCCACCTGTGAATACTGGCGTGCCTAGTATGTTTTTATAGTAATCCATATTAGTAAGTGTTCCATCTACCATTGCCCAATTACCAGCAGCTTGAGGAGCTGCAGAAGCAATATTAGTTGCCATTGCGTTTCTTGCAACTTCTGCTCCTACTGGAGATGCTCCTAACAATGCACCAGTGTTCATTAAATTAGATGCGCCACCAAATACACCGCCTGTAGCACCACCCATCAATGCACCTTGTAATGGATTTTTCCCTTGAATTGCAGAACCTGCTGCACCTAAACCTGCGCCAATCAATACTGGTTCCATACTATTCTCCCTTAATCCAACCAACAACAAAACAGATTGGCTCTAAGATAGCACGATATATCATGCCTAACTTATCACGCTTACCTCTGCGTTGTTTCCAAATGTCTGCTGTACGATGACGAGCAATGTGTTCTGCAACACTACGACATACTTTACGGAACTTACCTGGTTTCTTGTCAAACGCATACATTACAAACTTCAAGAACAGTGCATGGTATCCACGCTCATAAGCTGGGTGCATATTCTCTGAATGTTTTAGCCAAATAGCTTGTCTGAATGAGCCAAAGCCATAAGCATAATTCATAGCAGTACATACAATTTTGCCACTTCGCTGTGTTGTTGTAGATACTGAGCCAGCAGGAGCGCCATACACTTGAGATAAGAATTGATTAAGCTGTGTCTGTGGTAAGTTTTGCTCAAAGTTAAAGCGATTGATTGCATCTTCCAATGCTCTTTCTTGATACTGCTCTTGAGTCTTACCTACATTAGCTAATTGAGCAATGTCTGCATAATCAGCTTGTGCAAGTGCTGGAGCGCCTGCAATAGCTGCTGCTTGACGAGCTGCTTCAGCTTCAGATGATTGATATGCAAGATTAGATAGTGTTTGACCTAATCCTCTACCAAGCCCTGCTGCTTGACGCTCTGCAATTTGTCCCATAGAGCCTGAGCCATAACGGCCAGCTTGAGATGCTTGACTTTGCAATCCACGAGTAGCCTCTTGTGCAGCTTCAATAGTAGGAGCATATCCTGCCTCTAATGCACCAGCTAAGAATGGATTTACACCACGACCTTGAATGGTAGCTAACTGTTGCTGTTGTGCCGATTGAAGTAGTGGAGAGCCAGTCATAGCTCGTTGTTGAGCCATTTGCAATGCAGATTGAGTCTGCTGAGATGGATTGACATATGTTTGACCAGGGAAGTATTGTGGAGTTTGAGTTTGATACAAACGCTGTGCTTCTCCTAATCCATATTTAACAAATGGACGCAATGTAGGGTCTAGTTGTTGCTTTGTTGTTGATGAGCCACCACCTGAACCACCACCCCATAAGGTAAAGTAGTTTGATGCTATCCAAAGTGGATTGAAAATCTTAAACATTGTTATTCTCCTGAATACGATATTCCCAAGTTGTTGGTGTGAATCCTAATGCCCTTGCTTTCTTTTCCCATCCTTTGCGATAAGACATGAAAGTGAGTTTTTCGCATCCACCTTGTTGTGCTATTTTTTTAATTTGATTCAAACATTCTTCAGCCTTGCCATCATCCATGATGCCATAAGCGCACCATATATGTAGGCTCTTGCCATTTGGCTGTAAGATTGCAAAGCCTCTATCTACATCATCATGAAATGTCCATAACATTGAGCGTTGCTCATAGCAATCGCAGTAAATGTCCTCAACAATCCAATCTGTGTGACCTTTTGAGCGTATTACTTCTAGTCCAGCTCTAACTTCATCCCAGACTAAACGCAATTCATCTCTATGTATATAAGTAGGTATCATCCGACAATAATGTATCTATAATCCATATCAGCAACTGTATTTGCTGGATGTGATATTGTTGCTTGTCCTTTTTGCTGTGCGCTAATGTAAGGCAAGTAGAATATATCTGCTGTATATCCGTTTGCTGACAAGTATTGCATTGTAGCGATAACAGATGGAGTAGATGGTCTTGTTGGTGTTGTTCTTGTTGGCAAATGCTGAATACTTACTTGTGTGCTTGTAGCTGACCATATAATCTCAACATAGTCATTTTTCTGTAAAGCAACAAAGAAGTTTAGTGCTGCAATCAGTCTGCCATTCGTTCCGCCATGACTATTTGGAATAGAGAAATCGCTACATGAAGCAACTATGTCTGTGCCATTCTTTCTAAACCATACAGACGCATCTTGAATCTGTGTATCTGCATTATCAAACTGAATACTGAATTGCAAGTTATACAATCCTGCATAGTCAACTTTAATTCTTGAGCTATTAGTTACGGATACGCCTAAAGAGTAGTCTGTCGTGTTGTAAGTAACAGCATACGCAGTGTTAGCAGATGCAGCAGTTTGGTCTGTAGTATCTTGAAACGCACCATATGGGAAGAATGTTGTAGCACTAACATCATTTACAGGTGTTAGCAAAATAACAGAATCAACACCAATGCGCTCATTGTAGATTGTCGTTGTAGTTGCACTGCTAGTGGCAAGAGTAACTTCACCAGTATTGTTTGACTTACCATTCATCAGGTTATTTACAACTTCAGATATTTCACGCGGTTGTGCGCCTGCTGGGTTTAATATACGATACTGATTATTTACTGGCATTATCGAACACCTTGTGGAGCTACATCTATCTCTACAGCCATTGTGTTACTCCATCGGCTTCCTGTTGGTTTTATTGACAGCTTATGATACTTTCCGTTGCTTCTCAATGATACTCTGTTTTCAGCACTAGCGCTTGTATAAGAGCTAAAATCTTTTACTTCTGATAGAAGATTTACAGAGAGAATAGCAACATCAGCAGAGCCATTATCAACAATAGGTCTAGCTAAAGTAATTGTAGAGTTATACTGACTTCCAACATATCCTGTATCAATCTGTGCAGGCATAGGTTGCCCTGTAAACGATACGATATACGCACCATCAGCACCACCTAAGAAATACTGACCACCTGAATATAATGGCGAGTCTAGTGATGTTGTCATAGTATCTAATGTGTATTCAGCAGCTTCAGCAGCATCCAAATCAATAGCCGTTCCTGTGCCAACTCCAGCTCCTGTAGCAGTAAATCTTGCGCCTACAGTGTTAGCTGACGCACCAATCAAAGTAAAGTCTGTTGTGCCTATGCTTGCAATGTCATACTCTTTGCCAATAGTAAATGAGCCTGCTGTTACTTCATATGCTGAAGTAAGTCCTTCAAGAGATACACCTGGACTTGCTAATGTAGCCATTACCTCTGTTGTTGTGTCACCATATGTCCATTTACCAACTTGCCAATTATAGAGAATGACTGAGCGACCACCAAAGATGTTAGCAAAGTTCCAAATCACAATCTTGCGTGATGAGTCAACTGTTGCTGACATTGAACTAAATAGAGCTGGAGATGAGTTTGAGTAAAACCATCTATCTACCTTTTGATTCCCAATAGGAGTTACTGTCTGACCATCGCATGAATAGAATCCATCTTCACCTAAGAAGTAAGAGATGTTGCCAAACTTTGTAATAGAGCCATCTACAGTACAGCCTAATGACTTAGATATAGTGTCAAACTGAAAGAAGAATGGGCTACCAATGTATGACATACGATAGATAGCTCGCTCTAGGAATATCAATCCAAACTCGCCACCTGTTATGCCTGTGATGTTGCCACCATCAGGAAGTATTTGAAAGTCAGACTGTGATGCGCCACCTGAAGTCCAATCAGTTTCATCGTTGATGTCAGACCATTGCACCTTATTGAAGTTAGCGCCTGCATCTAAATGTGCAGCCACAACAAAGTCACGCACTACTGTTACATACTTAGCAATAGGAGCATCTGCACTTAAATCTGCAAATGTACTTCCTGCTGTGTATTGTAGTTTGTCATCATTGTTGGCAGCAATGACAACATCACCAAACTGACAGAAACTCCATCTAGTTATGTCTGAGTAGCCACCTGACTTTGATACATCATCCATGCTAAAGTCTGAGCCATCTAACTTAAATAGCTTTGTAGCACCACCTGCATATACAGATGTAGTATTACTGTATCGTGCCACGAATACGCTGTTTAAGTCTTCTGATGCTGCTTGAGAATAGTTTACAGATGATGGGAAAGGTGCATAGCCAATAGATGTTGCAATTACATTCTTTGCTGTAGATAGATTCTGAACAACGCTAGGTTGGTCAGGAGTCCACTCTGTAAATTCTATTGTCTGTGTCGGCATTATTTTACTCCGTAGACTAAGATAGAACCTGCGTCAAAATTTCCACTATTTAAATTGAATGTAAATGATGTTGTAGAGGTGCTAAAGTTTGTAATCCCACCAACAATGTTATCTGAATTTATTGAGTTTGCACTTGGTGTTGTAGAGTTTCCTCGCTGAGTAAAGCAAGTAAATACTCCAGTTCCTAAATCTAGCTGCATAAATCCAACTAAGAAATTGCTTTGAGTTGTTGATGTTACGGCTATAACTAAGTTAGTTGCTCCGTCAACAATTCTAAGGTCTGAGCTAGATGTGGATGAGCTTACCTTATTTATTACAAAAAGCACTTGCTTGTAACCAGTCAGACTAATTGTTGATGATGTTTGGCTTGAGCCTGATGTAGTAGTTATTGTTGTTAATAAAGTAAGACCACTTGCTGTTGGAGCTGTGCTTGCCCATGTTGTCCCATCAGATGTTAATACATTACCTGATGTGCCTGGTGCTACAAATTGTACTGGGCTTGTGCCATTACCTAAGATGACATTGTTTGCTGTCAATGCAGATACACCTGTACCACCATCAGCTACTAGCAAATCTGTGATGCCTGTAATAGAGCCACCTGTAATAGCAACTGCTGTTGCATTTTGAGTAGCCATTGTACCTAAGCCAAGATTTGTTCGTGCATCTACTGCTGTTGATGCACCTGTGCCACCATCAGCGATAGGTAAATCTGCTGCTAACCCACCTGTCAATGTAGTAGTTCCTGTTACAGTTAAATTTCCACCAACTGTTAAATTATCACCATCAGTTCCAGCTTGCATATCTTTAACTTGTGACATAAGCTCACGAATAGCATTGTTAATGCCAGCAGGAGCGCATCCCTCTGCAATGTCAATGCCACCTATGTCTGTGTTGTTGGCAGGCGTTGCTGACCATTCACTTACTTTAGTTTTTGCCATGCTAAATCCCTTTGTTTGTTATCTTTTAAATTGGTCCATTGCGAGATATTTCATATAGCTCATTGCCGTTTGATACGAATGTAATATGGAACTTTTTTGTCGCATCTGTGCCAGTGCTAAGACTTGCAGTTGATGAATGAAATCCAGTGCTAAATGTTATAACGGCATTTGTTGTGTTGCCCTTACCAACCATCAAAACGCATATAGTGCCAGCAGGCGGAACTGTAGTCGTAAATGTTTGACTGCTAGATATGCCACTTTTATTTGCAACATTTCTTGTAGCAAAAGCACACGCTGTAGTAATAGATGACATTGTGCCATAACCACCAGCTATAGCTCCTCCAGATACTTGTAATTTGCAAGCAGGAGCGTTTGTGCCAAGACCTACATTCCCTGATGCATCTTTATATATTTGACTTGAGCCAATATTTAATATGCCTGTACTTCCAGTCAGCGTTCCTGAGTATTCTAGGTTAGTAAATCTGCCTGTGCTTGCTGTTGTTGCTCCTACTGCGGTGTTGTTTATATTTCCACCAGCAATAGTAATGTTGTTAATTGTTAAGCTACTAACTGTGTACCCTGACTCAATCTTATCTGTATTTAGATTGGTAAAATTAGCATCAACTTCTGCATAAGTCAGAGGACTTCCTTTGCCAGCTCTAGTTACTATCGTTGACATAATTATCCTTGCGTTGTCCAAACATTAGAGTCACCACTCACAGGCAACCATTCACTACCATCTGTTACATATCCAATAAACCAATAGCCTAAATCAACATATAATGATTGATTAGTAGCCCAAGTATTATTGTTATAACTAATATCAGTCCATGTGTTGTCACCAACACTAGCGTTAGTCCATGTATTGGAGCTAGGTGGAACTGGAGTCCAACTATTCATTACTTGACTACTACATTTAATGGGACATTAGGATACTTGCTGCCATCATCATTCTTCATGATGTTAGATACAGCTCTTTCGTACATTGTTGCCCATGTTTGAATCCTTGCATCATTCATCAAATATGGCTCTGCTTCAGCAAGAGTCGCATATAACAAAGCATCAGGATAGTTTTGCAAGTATAAGTTTGTTGATGTTGAAGGGGATATAAAGTCAGGCTGTGCGTAATACAACATCTGCAATGTTAATGTGTCAGATGGAACAGGAGCAAACTGAAGTTCACCACTCAACAATGTGTAATACACTGGAGTTGCACCTGTATTAGTCAATAAATTTCTGAAGAACAAATCAGGTGTTTGAAATGTGAGAACAATCTC